CTAGACCGCGGAGGCGAACACGCGTGCGGCGACGTGGGCGGCGTGACGGTCGAGGTTCCCGGCCCGGCGGAAGTAGTGCAGCGTCATGCCGGGGTCGGCGTGCCGTGCGAACTCCTGCGCTTCGCGAAGGTCGGCGCCTGAATCGATCACCGCGGTTACAGCCGAATGACGGAGGCTGTGGGGATGCAGCGTCTCGGGGAGGCCTGCTTTCCGTGCGAGGATCTTGACCCACGCGTACGCGCCGTTTCGGTCCTGCGCGCGGCCGTCGCGGCGGAGGATGAGCGGCCCGGAGGTGCGTTCGCCGCGGGTCTGCTCGAGGATGCGGAGCAGCGGGATCGGGACGGGCATCGTCGCCGGCTTCCCACCCTTCCCGACGATGCGGAGCACCCGGTATCCGAGCTCGTCGGCGGCGTAGTCCTCGATGCGGATACTGCACGCCTCCGACACTCGCAGGCCGAGCATCACCATGAGCGCGACGATCGCGTGGTGCGCGGGCGACTCCGCCTCGGCGGCACGGAGCAGGGCGCCGACCTGGAACCGGTCGAGCCACACCGGCTCCTTCATGGCCCGGTTCTCCGGCAGTCGCAGCATCACCGTGGGGTCGCGGTCGATGTACTCGTCGGCGACGGCCAGGCGGTAGAAGGTGCGGAGCGTCTGCAGGCGGCGGCGGACGGATCTCGGGCTGTTGCCGCGGTCGTCTTCGAGGTGCCGGCGGAACTCCTCGAGGTGGTACCGCTTCATCTGCAGCGGGTCGAGGGCCTGGCCGCGGCACCAGGCGTAGAAGATCCGCAGATCACCTTCATAGAGGGCTGCGGTCTCGCCGCGGTACCGGGCGGTGAACCCGGATGCGGCGACGTCGGCGAGGGTGGTGTCGTGCGCGGGTGTGCGCGCGCTAAGGTCTGTCACGGCGATCTCCAACTGATACTTGGTGTCGTCAGTCCCCGTCTGCGGTTGCCGCCGCGGCGGGGACGCTCTCGTTCTCGAGAGGCCACGAGACTACTCCGACGTTCAGACACCCGGTCCAGTCGTTACCGGATTCTCACCGAGCGGTCCGCGTTGCAGAATGACCCCATGCACCCCGACACGCTCCTCAGCGTCCAGCTCGGCGCGATCATCGGCCGCGACAAGTACACGCGCGACCCGGACGTCCTCGCCGCGAAGATCGCGGAGCTCCGCGCCCACGCCGGCGTCCGGACAGACATCCTCAATCGCGAGGTCGGTTCATGGGTCGGGTACTACGACTCCCCCGAAATGCAGCCGCTCGTCGTCGCGCTGCTTGACGCGTTCCCGGGCGCGGTGCCGTGGCTCAGCCTCGGGCAGGAACGGCGAGGCCGCGGCGCGCACAGCACCCCGTCCGTCGCAACGACGAAACAGCCCCCGACCACCTCCTGAGAGGCAGCCGGGGGCTGAGAGTATTTCGTGCTTTGGGTGGTTTTCATGCGCCCCGATAAGATCGCGCGCATGGGGAAACGAGGACGGCGCAGTCGCCGCGACGCGTGGTGGCGACAGAGCGTCGGGGGCATAACAGTCGGAGCCCTGCTCGCGGTCGTCGGTGCCTTCGCTCTCGTCGTAGCTGGTGTCGCACTGTTCTCACTGCGCCCCACGGCGAGCGATGCCGCCACTCCCGAGTACACGCCTCGCACCTACAGCTTCGAAACCGAGGAGCCATCGAAGCGTGAACCGCTCGTGCTTCCCGAGAACCCGCAAGTGCTGATCGTCGGCGACTCCTACGTCCAGGGCTACGGTGCAGACGACGAGAAGACCCAAGGTTGGGCCCCGCTCGTCGCCGCATCGCTCGGCTGGGACGCGACGGTCGACGGCATCGGCGGCACCGGGTGGATCTGGGGCGGCGGTTCAGACGGCACCCTAGGTCAGCAGTACATCAATCGGATCAACGCCTTCGCCCAGGACTCGGAAATCGCACCAGACATGGTCGTGTTCCAGGGTGGGCCCAACGACTACCGATCGACATTCACGGAGGTCTCGAACGCAGTCGTGGCTACGGTCGACGCCACCCGTGCTGCATGGCCCGACGCTGAGATCGTGATCGTAGGCATCGCCGCACCGGGCCAGACCGGCTTGAACCTGGCACCCATGAATAGCACGGTCATCCTCGCCGCCGGACGTGCCGACGCACGCTCGATCAACGTGATCAACGACCACGTCTTCACGACGAAGAACAGTGCCGGCTTCACCGCGCCCGACGGCGGCCACCCGAACACCGCCGGATACGCGTTCCTTGCGGAGTACATCACGACGGTGTTCCAGGGCTGGTCTAGCTGACTCGACCGCCTCTCTACGCGGCGAGCCCGTAGAGCCGCGCTGCAATCGAGGCCGCCAGTTCGTAGCCGTCCTGCGTGGGATGTAGCCCGTCGGATTGAACGAGCGCGGTCAGCCCGCGCGGATCGCGAAGGAAGCCGCCGTAGAAGTCGAGGAACCCCCACCGCTTGACACCGGCCAGGGCTCTCGCCTCGTCGATGCGTCGCTGGTGCGAGGGGCCGTAGAGCGTCTCGTTCGCCCACGCGGATGTGTGCGGGTTCTGCCCGACGATCGCCGCCGATGCGAGCGGAAGCCTGGCTTGCACCGCCGCTACCCAGTCGGTCAACGGTTTCGTCCACTGCGCTCCGCCAACCTTCGCGACCTCGTTGTGACTGTCGTCGAAGATGGCGAGCACCTGCCCGTAGTTCGGCGTCTCGAGCTTCAGTCGCACCGGATCCGTGTGGTAGCTCATGTCACTGCCGGAGCGCGACGCGTTGATGAGCGTCAGGGTCGGTGAGCCGCCGAGGCTGGTCGCTGCGTCGCCGTACCGCTCCCAAAGTTCAGGCAGGGCTGGTGCGATCATCGGTCCGTTGATGCCGTCGCGGATCTGCACCTCGTAGAGCTTTCCGAGGGCCGCGCCGGAGGACGGTTGCCAGTCCTCCGCGCCAATCTCGAACTGTGGCACGACCGTCGCGAACATCGCTGACGCGGCGCCCGAGAAGGACTGCGTGGTGCCGAGCTGCGTCCACGTGACGCCGTCGGTAGACGTGTAGAACTTGCACGTCTCGGACGTTCCGGGGACGATCTCGTTCGTCACGCGCAGCCATGCCGGCGCGCCGTCCGCGAAGCCCGTCACGGCGACAGACGACACCCAGTCAGAGTTCCAGCCGGTGCCATCTTTCGACACCGCGAGACGGAGGAATCCGCTTTGCGAGAGACGCCACCGGAACTGGTTGACAGTCGAGTACCCGGATGCTCCGTTCGGAAACTTCCGCGCGATCAACACCCGCTCGCCGCCGCTGCCGGGGGCCCAGGCATTCGGGGCGACCTTGATACGAAGATCGAGGTTGCCACTTGCGAACGCCGTCACCGCAGTGTCCTCAGGGAAGTAGCGCATGGACCGGTTGGTCGTCTGTACATACCGCGGCCCGCTCGGTCCGGCCTGCAGAATCACCGGTGCCCGAAACCCCTGCAGGGTGTGGTCCCAGGTGCGAGACTCGACGCGGTAACCGGGGTACGCCGCGGCTAGTTTCTCAGCGAAGCGCGTCGTCCAGCGGAGATCAGCGGAGTTCGTGCCGTCGGAGTCGCCCGTGGAATCGCCGAGCCGCGTGAAAGCGCACGAGCGACCAGCGTCGAGAGCAGATCGCAGCGAGCGGAAAGCGATGTCCGTGTCGTCTACGCTGCCCGCGATGATCGCCTCAATAGCCTCCCGCGCCGTCCCTTCGAACTCCGGGTCTCCTGCCAGGGACCCAGCTATTGCTTGGTCTAGTGCGGTCTTCGTGGCGGTGCCGTCGGTGCTGACCAACACCGCGGTGGACGCGTCGTTCGGAGTTGTGGCGCCCTCGATGACGTCTGCAACCGCCCGGATCTGGTCCAGCGTCTCCTGGTCCGTCGTCTGCCACGGGAGCGCGCTCCACGCGTTCACCCCGTCGCCAGCCTTCAGGCGCTTCATGGTCGTGTCGAACGCGAGCTCACCGAGCGCCAGAACAGGGTTCGCGGCATCCCACGCGGACGACGAGCCGCGGCGTACCTGCAGAGCCATCAGGCCTCCTTCACGGTCTGAACGTTCACGACAGCGACGAACGACGACACCACCGTCAGCCCGAGGGAGATAAGACCAGCCCAATGCGTTACGACGTCGGGAGTCCACCAGGAGAACGCGACACCGAACGCGCCGGCCGCGGCAGCGAACCCGTATACGAGGCCGCGACCGACCGTGTCGAACCACACAGCCGCTTCGGATGGGCGCAGCAGGGAAAGTCCCAGTAGGGCCTGGACGAGGACGAGCACGGACCCGGCGAGGCCGACGACCGCGGTCTGCTGAGTGTCGTTCACATAGCCGGCGGCGACGAGCAGTGCGGCGAGCGACCCGACCGCGGCGTGCAGTGCCTTCCGGCGCTGGTCCGTGAACCAAGAGACGAGCTTGAAGAACATGCGGGTTCCTCCTCGGAACAAGAAAAACCGCCCGGGGCGGCTCAGACGGTTGGGGGTTCGATCGGATCGGCGCGCGGCGGGCGCCGGATCCACTGGACGGGAATCGTGTCCTCGATCTCTTCGATGTCGCGCGGGTCGAGGTTTGGGCCATGCGCGGACGGCCACTGGTCCGCGATCGCGCGGAGGATGCGGGCGACGGCGGACATTTTGCGGGTGTACTTGTCCTCCCACTCATCCAGCCGCCCGTACACGCGACCGAGCTCCGTGCTCACGCGGGCGTCGATGCGCTTGTCGAGTTCCGCCTTCGCGTCGGTCTGAGTGCGGCCCTTGGTCGCCAGGTAGGTGGCGACGATGCCGATCAGGGTGACGGCCGCGCCAACGATCCCGACGAGCAGTGTGGGATCAACGCCGGGAGCGACCGCCGCGAGGCGGATGAGCGTCATGCGTCTACTCCGATCGCCGTACCGGTTCTCTTTTCAGCGCGTCGTTCCTTCAGCTCCTCCCCGAGAACGGAGAGCCGGATCATCGGCGGGATGATCCCGAGCGCCAGGATGAACACGACGAACCCGGACGCAGGGTCGGGTCGGGTGGGGAAGAACCACACGCACGCCCCGTAGACGGCGAGCAGGAACAGGACCGTGATCTTGCCGACCATCTCGACCGTCCAGAACGCGGGAAAGATCACACCCATCAGGCAGACCATCCCAGCGACCGACATCACCATCCCGGCGACGTCGATGACCGGTTCGGCGAACAGTCGGTGCAGCAGGGGTGACCCGTAAGCGGTCGCCCACAGTCCCGCGCCGATGACGATGAGGTCGTACAGCGGGAGCCAGACCCGCTTCATGGATCGGAACTTCCACTCGTCCGGTGGTATCGCGTCGGGGTGCCATATCGACGCCCGCCAGAGCGCGCGCATCAACCGGCCAGTCGTTTCGCCTGCTCGTCTGCGGCAGCCTTCGCGAGACGGTCGACGTCCTGGTCGGACAGGGATCCCATGTACGCGGGGAGCAGAGGTGCCAGCTCGCGCGCCAGGGCACCCTCGTCCACCTCCGCGTTGATCGGTAGCCCCAGCTTCTCGAGGATGAGTTGCAGCATGTCCCCGCGCGGGTCGGTGCCACGGACTCGGATCTGTGTGTCCTTCACCAGAGGACTGAGAACCTTGATCTCGTTCAGCACCGCCTGAGCGGCACCGTAGTTCTGGTCCGGTACAACGATGATCTTGCGGAGGTTGCTGAACTGCGCATCGAGCCAGTCGCGGTCTTCTTTGTCGAGATTCGCCATGATGTCCTCCAAGGACGTCGAGTTGTTTCCTGCACTGGCAGCCGCCGAGCCGGGTCGGTCGATGTTTCCGAGCGCTCCCCAGAACGTCCAGTGCCACTTCTCGCGGAAGTTCTCGCCCTCGCAGGTGATGTTGAACTGCGGCGCGATCTTCTTGGCGTACCGGTGCGCGGCGGTGTCGGCGTTGTAGGGGTGGGCCAGGTCGTTCGACCGGCGCTTCACATGGTTCGACGCGTCCGGAGGCGCGACGGTGTCGGGGTGGATCTGGTACCAGGTGATCCCCTGCCACTTCTGGGTGCCGTAGACCCGGCGGCCGGCGACACGGTCCGCGGTGACCATCCGCTGATCCCAGATCGTCCGCTGACCCGCGAGCTCACGATCCCCGTCGATGACGCGAGGCCGCGGGTGGCCGGCGGCTACGAGCGCGTCCGCCCACCGGTCGAATGCCGAGAGCGTGCCTGACGCGCGGTTGTACTTTCCGGGGGCGAAGTCGATACCCATCAGAGCCCGCCGATGCGTGCGATGCTGAGCGTGCCCGACGCGTTCGACGACCCACCGGTCTGCTTCTGGATCTCCACGATCAGACCCTCCGTGCCGTCAGCGCGGAACAGTGCGGAGACGTACATCACTGGGTCTGCGCTGACCGCCGGCACCTTCCGGTCGACCACGCCCTGCACGGTGCCGCGCAACTGCATGAACGTCGTTCCGGTCACGACGCTCCCCGGGTGCCCTTTCGCGTGCACCTGGTACACCCCCGGCTCGAGAGTGACCCGCCCGTCCGTGTTGCTATACCCGTACATGAACGCCGGCTCAGTGTCCTTGCCCGCGTCCTCGACCGGCACCTGGAAGAACGGCGCACCATCGGTCATGCCGCCACGGGCGGTTGTGAAGTGCCGGAAGGAGATCTCCCGCTTCCACGATGCCCCTCGGCGGATCAGCGCCGCGCTCAGCGTGGTGTCGAACCACTCCTGCCCCTCATACGCGTACCCGCTGTCGGTCCACGCGTTGCGTTCCGCCGTCGTGCCCTTGAAGCGGTTCCCGCGCGCGATGATGAGGTCCCGCAGTCGATTGAAATCCACCACCGTCTGCGGGATGTTGTTGAAGACGGGAACCCCATCCGGTCCGAGTGTGAATCCCATGCCGCTTCCCTACTTCCACTTGATGCGCAACGCTCCGGACATCCCGTCCTGAGCGAGCGACGCGTACTGTGACCAGCCGCCCTGATTGAGACCAATCCCCCAGCGAGCTCCGCCCGCTTTCAACGCGTCGAACCACCCCTGAGGGTCTGGAGGCGTCTGCCACCCGTTCGGCGGTTCCCATTCCACGTACGGGGCAAAACCCGGGACGGGACCCTTCGCCGCCTGATCGTGCAGCGCGAACCGCGGGACTCCGCCCGCGTTGTCGGCGACTCGATTGATGTAAACCTCGAGCGACACGAATACGGCTCCGGCCGGGATGGTGTCCTTGATCGCGGAGCCGTAGAACCAGGCACCGAACGTGCTGGAAGAGGCCCAGGGCTGCGGTGTCCACCACCGCGGTTTGTCCCTGTCCGTGGAGCCAGCGTCGATCGCGCGGAAGTCCGCAACCTGCACTCCGCCGCTCCCGCCGCCAGGGTCGGGGGCGGGGGGCTCCGGGGCGGGAACGTCGATCAGGAGCGTGCACCAGGGCTGCTTCCCCCACACGATGCCGACCGTGTCACCACTGGTCGCCATCGGCGCAGTCGGAGCGACCGTCATTGGAAAATCCCCGAAGTCGGTCTGCACGACCGCCTGGTTCCCAGTGACCGTCAGCACAACGCCCGACGCTGGCTTCGGCTGCGTGGGACCTGTGAGCCGCAGCATCCCGTCGACCGAGTCCACCCACACCGGCTCGTTGATCTGCGGCTCCCACGGGGTCGCGAACCGGACCGGCACCCGCTGGTCGCCGAGGTCTACGAGAGCGAGCAGCCCGTCATTACCGACGTACCGCCCGATCCGAGGGGTGACGGTCGACTTCCTGTCGGTCGCTTCGCGTGCAGCCTCACCCATGCGGAGCTCCTATCGGTCGGGCACCTCAACGACCAGGTGAGTTTCCGCACCTCGGTGAGACACCTGCTGCACCCGCACGACACCGCCGCCGAAGGCGAGTACGTCGTACGGCTCACGAAGCGGGTTGAACGGTTCCACGACCGTGCGAGTCACCCCGCGGATCTGCGACACACGGTTGAGCAGCTGGGCGGCGTACGCGGCGCACTTGTCGTACGTGTCCAGCACGCCGAGGTTGTCGGAGTACCGGTACGGCTTCTGCCCGAAGGGCGATACCCCGCCATCGACGTTCCGCACGCGCAGAAACCCCTCGGCAACGTCCGCGGTCGCGTAGATGGGTGACCCGTCGGCGGCTTTCCCCTCGACGATCACGACGTTGTACGTCTGCTCCTGCGTCATCGAGATAGGGGCCGATACCACTCCGCGGATTTCATCGACGGGCGGACCCCATTCCTTCGGAACCGCCGTGAGCACACCATCTGCGGTGAGGAACGGCCACGCGTCCATCAGGTCAGACAGTTGGTTCACAACCGGGGTCTTTTCGCCCTCGTACGCGATCGTGGGGGGCACCTCTGCGTCCGGGGTAGACCGGATGATCGGGAACCCCGTGACGGACTGGATCTCGTCCCACGCGGACATGGAGCGCGCACGCGTCGGAAACGGGAACTCGTCCTGCGCGACCTTCGCCATACGGTCAGCGAGCTCGAGCGTGAACGATTCGCCCGGGGTGATCGACAGACCTTCGAACAGCATCCGCCTGTCCTCCGCGTCCGGAACGGCACGAATGACGAAACGGCCCATCGGGATCCGGTCCTGATACTGCCCCGCGCTGATCAGAATGTCGATCTGGAGCTCGGCACCGAATGGGGAGAACCAGTCGCCGATCTGACGCGGAATCATCGACGACCCGAAGTCATCCGCCCACACCACTCGGATAGAGCCGGAGGCGACCACGAACCGCGACCCATCCCACTTCAGGTCGGGCGCTTCAATCTTCAGGCCCTGAATCCGCCGGTCCCCGTCGTACATGAGGTCAGCGACCCAGACGTAGTCGAACCCGCCACCCGTCTCAGCCAGGTCGCGGATGAGCTGCGCGGTGGTTTCCTGCACTGCGCGCATGCGATCCTCCTCAACCAGCGGCGCCGGCCAACGCCCAGTCCGCATCCATCGCGTCGTATGACGCGTACGCCGCGTCTCGGACGTCGTAATCCGCGTAGGAGACGTCGAGGTCTTCGTACGACAGGGGCGTGATCTGCAGCCCCGGTGCGGGGCGTGCGATCTCGGTGACCGCTGCCTGGAACCGCGACCACTCCCCGCCGGCGCGCATGTTCACGTCGATCTCTTGCAGCGACTGAACGTGCACGTACCCGCGGCGCGGAAGCATGCCCTGGTGGGCGCGGATCAGCCACACCGGCAGCTGCGGCGAGTCCTGCGTTCCCAGCGTCGCCTTCACGCGATCCGCGATCTCACGCGTGGGAGCACCGAAATCGACGGCGATATCGGTAGCCGCCTGGCGTGGACCGAACCCGACGAGCGACGGATACACCGCACCCTGGGTCGACACGAGTTCGCCGGGGGCGTTCCACGTGAGCGACGGCCACGAGCCGGACAGGTTCATCACTTCGGCGTTCAGGTATGGGTTGAGGGGCTGCTGGATGCGGCACCCGTTGGGATCCCCTGCCCATGGGAGCACGACAGACCCTAGGCTCACTTGACCGAGCGGTGTCGTACCCGCGAAACACTCCACCTCGTACGCGGTCGGTACATCGAACCCGGCTTCCACATCGAGGTGCGCGAACGCCCCGGCGAAGCCTCGGCGGATTGCTCCCGGTACCTTGTCTGAGCGTCCCTGACTCGACCACCACAGGGTGATCGTGTCCGTCCCGTCCGGCAGGGCGACCGTCAGCATCGCCGGGCTGCCACCGTCGAAGGCGACATTCGACAGCACCGGAGTGCCCCCGTCGAGAACGTCACCAGGGTCGCCAGGGTCGCCCCCATCCCAGATGACTTCCTCGGCGAGGAGAATCTCGATCGCTTCCACAGGGTTCGCGTCAGAACGAGGCGTGAGCGACACGATCACAAGGACTTCCTCCCACCCCGCCACGCGGCGTCATCCGCGCGCGCAGCATCTGACACGACACCACCGGCCTCTACCCGCATCCGCCCGATCAACTGACCGTCCTGGTCAACGACCACCAGCGTGCCTGGCATCGCGCCAGCACCACTGGCGGAGGCTGCAACCGTTCGTGACGGCACCGCGCCTGCCAGCGAGAACGCAGGGGCAAGGGCGCCGGTCAGGTCGGGTCGGCCGAAGCCAGAGGTCCACTGCTCAATCACCGCGCCCCCGGAGTCGCGCAACGACGTCCACCCCGAGCCGGACAGCGGGCCACGCTTCGCGGGCGAGTTCGGGAAGAACCCGCGGGCGAAGTCGATGACCCCGGACACCGCCTCGCCGACGGGCGAGTCCTTGATGCCCTGGATGAACCCGTCCATCAGGGCGCGACCGGACGAAATGAGATCGTCTCGGAGATTGCCGAGCGCTTCCAAAGCACGTCCGGGCAGTCCGCGGATCCAGTTGATGGCCTCATCGATCTTGACGCCGACTGTCGCCGAGAAAGACCCGAGCTGGTTCTTTCCGTTCTCCAGGTTCGTGCCGAGGCCTCCGAAGAAGCTGCCCCACTGGTTCGCTCCATTCTGAAGGTTCACGCCGAGTCCCTCGAAGAAGGAATCGATCTGGACTCCGCCGTTGCCGAGGTTCTCGCCGAAGCCGGTGAAGAAGTCCTCGATCTGGGTCTTCCCGTTGGCCCAGTTCGACCAGGTCTCTGGGTCGGAGAACGAGTCGAAGAACGCGCCCCACTGGGTCGCGCCGTTCTCGAAGCTTTCCGTTGCCCCGGCGAAGAAGCCGTTGATCTGCTCGGCTCCGTTCGCGAGCGATCCGAGGAAGTCGATGAGCGGGGGTAGCGCCGTGGTCAGCAGGTCGATGACGACGGGTAGCGCCGTGGCGACGGAGTCGATCAGCTCGGGCAGCTTCGGCAGCACCTCGTCGATCAGCTTCTCGAAGGACGGCATCGCGTCCTCGAACGCCTGAGCCAGCGCGGGCCCGTGCTCCTCCGCGAGAGACGCCAGGGTCGGCAGCAGCTCGTCTGTGAGGAGCGTCGTTACCTCCTGCGCTACCGGCAGGAAGGCGGTACCGATCCGCGCCTGCACGTCGTCCCACATTGCCGCCTGGATGCGCTGCTTGTTCGCGAGCTCGTCGCTCGTGTTCGCGAAGTCTCCGGCGACCTGGTTCGTCTGCTGCAGCAGCAGCGAGTATCGGGCCTGGACCTTCTCGGCCTCTGTGAGCTCGGTGCCCACGGTGCCGATGCCGGCCGCGTATGCGTGAGCCTCGACGGCCGCGGCGGACAGGTCGATGCCGTATCGGCGCAGCGGCTCGGTCTCGCCCGCGAGGCCAGACTGGAACAGCTGCAGCGATTCAGCGACCTCGAGGTTCATCACGGACGCGAAGTCGGTGGCGCGTCCGAGGATCGACTGGAACGACCCGGCGACGTCCCCACCGTTACCGGCGATGGTCTTCGCGAACGACGAGAACTGGACCGCGTACGCGTTCAGATCGCGCTTGCTGAGACCGAAGGTGCGGGCGCTGTTCTGCCCGAGGGTGAGCACCTGATCAGCGATGGCGCCGTACGAGACGCGTACCGCGTTGACAGACTCGTTCAGGTCCGAGGCGATGTCGATGCTGCCGAGCGCGAGGTCCAGGCCGCCGCGGAGCGCTTCGCCGATGTTGCGGCCGATCGCGCCTGCGGCTCCGGTGACGAGGTTCGCAGCGGCGGTTCCGAGGAACGAGCCCTTGAACACGTCGCCGACACGGTCGTTCGCGCGGCGCCACGAGGAAACGAACCGCTCTCCGTTCTCGCTGGCGCTGCTCGCGAGGCGTTCCTGCGCGGCGCGGAGGCTCTGGGTGGAGTCCTCGGTGCGGCCCTGCGCGATCTGCACCTGACGGTTCGCGGTCGCGAGACGTTCCTCCGCTCGCACGACCTGCGACGAGTCCGCGGCGTACTTCCCGCGGGCCTCCGCCAGCTGCGCCTCGGCGAGACGCACCTTACCGGCGGCGTCTTGCTCCTGCAGCCGGGCGGTGGACAGCGCGCGCGCCGTCTTCGCGACAGCCTGCTCGAGCTCGCGCGTGCCCTTGCTCGCGAAGCCAGTTGACTGCGACTCGAACGACCGCTTGAACCCGCGACCGGCTTCCTTCCCGGACTCGTCACCGGTCTTCGAGAAGATCCGACGGAACCCGCGGTCAGCGGACTTCGCCGCGCCATCGACCTCGGAGTCGACAGCGCGGCGGAAGCCCTTGAACGTGGGGACGACGGCGACGGCACCAGCACCAACCTGAGGCGTCGACACGACCGATCACCTCGTTCCTGTGGGTCAGGCTGCGAACGCGGATCGGCGCTGCAGCTGCGCCTTCAGTTCGGCCCGGCGTTCGGGCGTCACGTCGGCGTTCGGATCGGGCACGGACCATGGGTGCGGAAGCTCGATGGTCGGTGCACTGTCCTTCTTGTGGACGTTCATGTACCACTCGGCGTGCCGGATTGCGGCGAGATCGGCCAGTGATGCGGTCTCCGACAGCCCGTGCCGAAGCATGTGCGTGTGAGACCCAGACTCGTTGCGGAGCTCCATGATCAGGAGCCACGCCTCGCCGTACGTGATCGCTTCGCCGACCGCCCGGAGCGGTAGGCCGAAGTAGCGGCGGAAGTCGAAGGTCAGCGCTGGCTTGTGCTCCTCGATCAGCTCGAGGAGCGCTGCGCTTCCCCCATGGAGGCGTCCTGCTTCTCCCGCCACGCACGGAAGTACGCCACCGCGATCGGCATCGACTCGAAGATGTCGAGCTCGTCGAGCTGCGCGACGGTCTCCTCGTCTCCGATCCCATCGACGAGGAGCAGGAACAACTCGAGGTTGTCGCCCTGAGCGGCCATGACCTTCTTGAACAGGCCGGTCTTGAATCGCAGGGGAACGACGATCATGCCGTCGCTGGTGACGGCATGGAAGTTGTCGCCGATGACGTAAAACGGGGGGCGGTCCTCGGCGCCGGGCTCCGCGTCGAGGACGGGGATCGGGTCGGGCTGCGGCTTCTCGGTGTCGCTCATGGTGGGTGGGTCCTTTCGTGGGTGATGTGGGTGATGTGAAGAGTCGGGCGGCGGCGTCACCCACGAGCACCGCCGCCCGGCTCAGCTCAGGGGGTTTCGTCCTCGGGCTCAGCGTCCTCGGGGAGCAGGACCCATTCGCCGAAGTGCTTCATGCCGACGGACGCGTGCCGGCCGATGTTGAACAGCAGGGCGTTGCCCATCACGCCGCCGCGCTCCGACCGGTCCTCGGTGGAGGACGCGAGCGTCACGAGCGGGGCCACGCGTCGGCGGATGGCGCCGTTCTTGAAGATTTCCTCGGTGAACACGACCCACTGGGTGGCGTGGCCGCCGCCGTCGAGCTCGAGGTACCCGTTCGCGTCGGGTGCGATGCCGGCGATGATCTCGCGCACGTGGTCCGCGAGAGTTTCCGCGGCGGTGATCGCGAGGGTGACGTTCGCGAGACCCGACGGCAGGGAGTAACCCTCCTGCCAGAACCGGATGGGGTCCCCGTCCGCGGCCCACGAGAACTGCGGGCCACCGTCCTCCTTCAGGAGGCCGATCTTCTGGAATGCAGCGTTCAGGGTCAGGGTGTCCGCTGCGCCCTGAACGGGAGTCGGGATCACCGTCCCGTACGGGGCGAAGCCGATGCTGCCGGTCACGGGGACCCCGACAGCCAGGATGTCGTTGCCGTTGTCGTCGGCAGCCATGGTCATCTCCTTGATATGCAGAAGCCCCGGCTGAACCGGGGCGGATGGTGTGTCGGGCAAGTCGCCCAGTGGGTGAAGTTCAGAGGGGTCGACCGGCTACGGAGAACGTCGCGGTCGAGTACACACGTGCGAACGTTGCAGCCTCCGGGACCATGTACGGCCCTGTGGCGGCGTCGAATGACGCGAAAGGGTTGTCGGGGTCGGGAGACGGAATCTGCGACGCCAAGGCCAGCACGATCCGCGCCAGGTCCTTCGCGTCCTTCGGGTTCGCCTTCGTTCCGGCGAGGACTGTCAGGCCGATCGACGCCTGTCCGGTGAGGAACGTCTCGCGGGTCGTGCCGTCGTCGCGGATGATCAGCTGACGCTTCGGCGGGTTCGTCGCGGTCGACTCGATCCGGTCGACCGCCACGGCCGCACACACCGGCTCTGGCCGCTCCGCCAGCGCCAGCCGGTACCAGCCGATCAGGTACAGCTCGAGATCCGGGTAGATGACGGCGGGCTCAGCCACGGCGCTTCACGTTCGCTCGGAGTGCTCGGGCGAGGTTTCCGGTCTTGCTCTCGATGAGCATCGTCTTCGGGTCCGTGCCGACGACCAGGCCGACGTAGCGGTCCTGGTACTTCCCCTCGGTGACGATGCCGTTCTTGTAGTCCTCGGTGTCGGTGGGGGCCGTGCCGCGCGCAGTGGCAGCGATCGCCTCGGTTGCGGCGTCGACGAGCGCGACCACTCCGGGCGAGCGTCCGAGCTGATCGAAGAACGAGTCGTTGAAGTCAACGGCCATCCTGCCGCTCCTCTCAGCCGACGTAGCGCGTCAGCGGGATCTCCCGTGGCGGCGTCCAGCCTGTCCACGGGTTTGAGTCCGCAGCGGGCGGGATGCCGTCGATCGTGTAGACGTGACCCTGCAGCAGCGTCCCCTCGGGGACGATCACAGCTTTGGGGGGCAGAGGCGGCTCGAAGGTGCCCTCGAAGATGCGGTCACCTTTGCGGATGTCAGCCTCGACCGGGTCGAACAGCGACTTCGATTCCAGCGCCTGCTCGCGGGTCGCCGTGCGCAGCATCGCCGTCGATGTCTGTGCAATGAAGGCCCCGTCGATGACGAGCACTTCTGGTTCGTC